ACAAGCGCAATTAAGACCGTTAGTAAAAATAAGCTCTTCCTAAGACGATTCCATTATTGTACAAACACTCTAGCCATCAAGCACCCATGCTAGAGTAGACTCATAATCGTATGAGTGTTGTTTAAGGAAAAACCGTTTAACATCTAAATGATTCAAAAAGATTCTTTCCATTTTAGCAACACATCCCTCAAAGACAACTTTACCATGTAAAGACCATTCTCGTCTGGCTGCCAAATAACTTTGAGCCAGTTGTTCTTCATCACTGATATTACCTTTCTTAACAATCATACACAAGCTCTTAAAAATACTTTTCAAAGCCAAAGGAGCTACGATACGACCAGCTAATTCTCTAAAAGTACGTTTCAGAAAATCAGCATCATGTATACTAATGAAAGGAACACTAGCACTATCTTTATCAGCCATAGTGTAAGTAATTCCTTTTGTAGCCAAATACTGTGCAATCGTGGTATGATTGAAATGAGCAAGCTTAGAACCGTAAATATTGTCATCACCTAATGTCATCAACTTAACATCTTTCTTAAAGAAGTTTAATGGCTTCTTAACGATAGATGCATATGCTGATCTAATATACAAACTATTTACAATACTATTAATGATAACAGTAAGAGGATGACCAGAAGAATTCCCACCAAAAAACTGAATTAAATCTCCATTCATGTTAGTAATGGGAAAACAAATATCGGTTGCAATACCGATACAAATCTTTTCATCTTTAATAGTCAATTGTCCAGAACGTTTTTTCAGATCAATTAAAACCTGAAAAGCCGCACGTATCCAATTGGCAGCCATCTGTTTATCAAATGCTTTATAATCCCCAGCAATAATCTTCTTGTCACCAAAGGTAACAAGATAATCGTGCAATTCCTGCCATTCTTTACCGTAACAATTCATAGACACAGCACACTCAGTCAAGAAATTATTAACCATAAAGAATTTAACAATCTTCAAAAATTGTTTTCGCACAACAATAGCAAAAGCAACTCCACATGCAGTAAAAACTCTAGTTCTTCCTTCAACTCGTTTCTTTTCAGAAATGGGTTCGTCCTTAAGGGAACCTTGAAAAACAGGATAAGCACGCTGACCACTAAGATAACTAAATTCAATCTCATTGATACTATCAGTTAACTCATCACAGGGAGTGTGAAAAAGCTCTTCACCAATCCAATTCTCGGAGAAATACTGTCTCTTTGCTCCAGGAAAATAAAAACCGCCAGATGTGCTCATCGGTAAACGGTTTATATAAGAATCACCAGGAATACCATTGATAGCAATACTAACATCAACGGTAGCAACATCTTGCAATTTTTCAGGAACATACAAATCTTCAACAAATGCCGATTGAACCTCTACAATATCTTCATCAGGTGTAAAAGGTTTAATATCAGCTTGTTGAGTTGTTGCAACAGAAAAAGGATTCTTCCACTCTCCATCTTCAAGTGTTGCCTTCATTAAAGGTTTGACAAAAGGATTTGTAAAATTGAAAGCTGCCTCCACTTCACCACAAATCATACTCTCTGTGGTTTGAGAGGTATGTGTAGACCGACCTGGATAAGATCCTAGAGGCATGGCATTGCCTTCACACCACTGATGTACACCTTTGTCTGCACAAGGACCTAATTTACCACTTTTCTTAGATCCACCAACATACTTAGGAATACCATCAGCCTCTGCCATAGGCATAGGAGGGAACTCATCTTTAAATATTTCCTTAGAAAGTTGTATTAAAAGAATACGAGGTCCACCGCCTGCTGTACCTGCACAGTGCATACCGCTCACAAAATAACCTCTATTACTTTTGGACATACTTAAAGCCCCACAATCTCCTTTAACAGAAGAATGTGAAACTTTTGTACCATCCATAAAGGTACCTTGTATAATATCACCATGACTATCTTCATACTTCATCTCATGATAATGAGTAGTCAAACCAGGCTGTAAATAATCAAATCGTGGATCAAACATACACAT